AGAATAACATACATGGATGCTGTTGTTTGGTACTGTGAAGAAAATGGTTTAGATACAAGTCAAGTATCATCATTAATCTCAAAATCATTAAAAGAAAAAATTAAGTTAGAAGCTATGAACTTAAAGATGTTGAAGTTTCCAAAGTGTGGTATGTTACCCATTTAATTATGTATGGTGGATTTGATGTATATAAAACTTACTTGGCTATCAAGTTACATTTCGCATCGGATACATACGACTATTATAAGTATGGTGGTAAAGTCAACGCAAAATTGGATACGTTTACAAGGAGAAAAGATAGATACTTTTTTCACAAACTGAGTACAAAATATGGACAAGATGATATACTTGATTTCTTTGTTGCTAACTTTCTTTCAGATAGTAAGAGATGGATTGGTAATCTGTTACAGAATGATGGTAAAGATGTTTATTTGGATTATAAGAAACGCAAAGAATCGTTTGCCTACCATTTTAGAGGAGACTGCAATAATATTGTTGATGACTTTAGCAACCGTAGGCTTTCTTTTGATGATGGTCTTGCTGTTCCTAATGGGCAGCATCCAAGAATGTTACGTTTACTTATTCAAAGGAAAATTAGTTACCAGACCGCGGTCGTGCTTAATCACTTTCTTAACTTTACTAAAAATTGGGATAAAGAAATTACCGAGAAAGTTGTATGGCCTGAAATCTCACTTAAGGTTACCAGAGTGAGACCGTTTATAAATTTTAATGTAACAGAATGTAAATTAATTATGAAAGAGGTATTTGTTAATGGCTAAAACAGTATTTTGTATAGGGAATGGTCAAAGTAGATCACCAGTAGATTTATTAAAATTAAAAGAACATGGAAAGATATATGGTTGTAATGGATTATATAGAGACTTTACACCAGATGTATTAATTTCTGTTGATGGTCCAATGATGCACGAAGTATACCAAAGTGGTTATGCTGACATCAATGAAACATGGTTTAGAGATTGGAACGCTGTTCCTGGTATGGTATATAATAGTATTGTCTATGCTAATTTAACTCCAAATGAAATAGAAATTGCTAAAAAAAATTTTAAGATGCATGAAAATAAAAGAGAAGATAGACAAGAGTTTGTTTTTCATGGTTCTGCTATATCAGGTCAAGCAAGTATTATAAGAAGAATTGCTGGGGGTGAACAAATAGAAAAGAAACAAATTAATCACACTGGTTGTTATGTCAGTTGGGTCAATCCAAATGATAAAGCACACACATTAAAAGATTTAAAAGATAATAAAGATAGAGGTTGGGCAGCTGGTTCAACTGCTGGTTTTGTTGCATGTAATCAAAATGAAGATATGGAAGAAATGTATCTAATTGGACATGACTTGAAAAGCTTTGATAATCATGTCAACAATATGTATAAGTCAACATCAAACTACGCCAACGAGAAGAATAGTCCTATACCAGATGTAAATTGGGTTAATCAATGGCAAGAACTAATGAATGAGTTTCCTAAAGTGAAATTTATTAAGGTCAATCCAAAGGGTATATTAGGTAGTGATCCTGTAAATAGTACAGTACCACAGTGGACTAATAAGAATTTAGATTATATAAACTTTGATGAATTAAACAAGAGATTTAATTGTGTTTCAGGGTTGACAAATGGCTCATAATGTGTTATACTAAGGACAATATGTTTGATAGAATAATTTATAGATTATTAGATACAATAGTGGACTGGTGTGAGCGTTATAAGAAATACAGAATTGATAAGACTTTACCTAAACCCAATAAAAAAGAATTAGCAAAATGGGTAAAACAACAGGAGAAGTCTTATAAATAACTATGATACCGATTATACAGGTAACACAAAAACAACAATACGAAAATATATACAAGGAGAAAATATAATGGACTTTGATACATTAAAACAATCGTCAAGTAACTTTGACAAACTTACGAAAGCCGGACAAACAAAATAACAAATCAAAATACCAAGACGACAGATTCTGGAAACCAGAACTAGATAAAACTGGAAATGGTTTTGCTGTAATTAGATTTTTACCAGCGCCAGAAGGTGAAGACTTACCTTGGCAAAGAGTATGGTCACATGCATTCCAAGATGTAGGTGGTTGGTATATTGAGAACTCACTAACTACATTAGGTCACAAAGACCCTGTGTCAGAAGAAAACACTAGACTATGGAATACTGGTTTAGATAGTGATAAAGAAATTGCTAGAAAGAGAAAAAGAAAATTATCTTACTACTCAAATATTCTAGTGGTATCTGATCCTAAGCATCCAGAGAACGAAGGTAAGACTTTCTTATTTAAATTCGGTAAAAAGATTTTTGATAAGATTACAGAGTCAATGCAACCAGCGTTTGAAGATGAGAAACCAATCAATCCATTTGATTTTTGGAAAGGTGCAAACTTTAAACTAAAAATCAGAAAAGTTGACGGTTACTGGAACTATGATAAGTCCGAGTTTGAGGGCGTATCACAAATTAAAGAGAGTGATGAAGATATTAAAACATTGTGGTCTTCTCAACACCCTCTTAAACCATTTCTTGCACCCGATAATTTTAAAACCTATGACGAACTCAAAGAGAAACTGAATAGGACGATTACAGGTGTACGAAGCGCAACAACTGCTGATAAAACAGACCTCCCGCCTCAAAGTGGTAGTGTTGCGAAAAGTACTGATGTTGCTCCAAAAGCAGCTAGTGATGATGACGATACGTTATCTTACTTTAGTAAATTGGCTGAAGAGGAGTAATTCTCTCTCACATCAATAACTTTGAAAGGGCGGCTGAAAGGCCGCCTTTTTTTTATATAAATATTAGCATATGGCAATATCAATATTAGACCCTATCAAAGTATCTCAAGGCGGCATTAGAAAAAGTGTTGACTGGTATAGAAAAAACGTTGCGACACTATCTGATAGTATAACAGCGGCTAAACTAATGAGATCAGGCAAATTAAACGGTATTCCTAGTAAAGGAAGACTGAATTTCTTCTTTTATGACCCTAAATATAAAAGAGTATTACCTTTGTATGATAGGTTCCCACTTGTTCTACCTTTGGAAACAATTCCAGGTGGATTTATGGGAATGAACTTTCATTACATAAGACCTGTTCAACGAATTAGTTTATTGAACAATTTACAAAGATATGCCTCTGGTGGTATGAAGTCAACAACAAGAATTGATGCTACCTACGATGGTATTAAGAATGTTAGTATTGCGAGAAATACAATTAAGAAATACTTGTATAGTCATGTAAGATCAAGTTTTTTAAGAGTTGATTTTGATGAAGCAGCGTTGGCAGTAATGCTGCCTGTACAACAATTTAAAAAAGGAAGTCCATACTAATGGCAATATTAAGAGGCGGAAAAAGAATTGGTGGATATGATATACGAATAGGTTTACCTAGAGATAGGTCGCTTGATGACGTACAATCTGATCCACGTTTAAGACAAAAGGCTGGTGGTAATCCTGAAACTACAATGGGTAGATTTCAAGCCATGGTCAATGAGGCTGAAGGCTTTCAAAGAAAAGCTAGGTTCTATGTACACGTTTAAGACAAAAGGCTGGTGGTAATCCTGAAACTACAATGGGTAGATTTCAAGCCATGGTCAATGAGGCTGAAGGCTTTCAAAGAAAAGCTAGGTTCTATGTAAACTTTACTTTACCAAAGGGAGTTTCAAATGTTGCTGTAGGAGGTCCTCCTGGTTCTGTACAAAACAATGATGAACTACAAGGTTTTTCTACTGATACACAATTAAGGTCTATGAACCAAGATCAACAAAAAAGACGAGTACAAGCTTTTTGTAGAGAGATAGCAATGCCAAGTAGAGAAGGTGTACAAAAAGAAATTAAACATAATGGTCCTACTAGAAAATTTGTTTATGATTATACTTCACCAGAGATTACTGCAACATTTATGACAGACAAATTTATGAGAGAAAGATCATTTTTTGAAATGTGGCAAAAAGCAGCATTTAGTAATACTACACACAATTTTAATTACTATAATGATTATGTTGCACCACTTGACATATTTGCTCTAGGTAGTTTCGCTAGTAGAGATGAAAGAGATGATATAACTTATGGTGTTAGACTATTTGAATGCTATCCAAAAACTATCAGTGAAGTTACATTCAGCCATGATGCTAATGAGATACAAACTTTTACTGTTACATTTAGTTTTAGATATTGGGTTAATTTCTTTTTAGATAGAGCTGGAAGTGTAGATATAGGACAATCAGAATTTAAACAACCAACAGTAAAAAGAGCTGGTGGTATATTTGGTGGATTAATTAGTATGTTACCACCAGAGATAAGAAGAGCAGGACGTGACGTATTGAATGAATTGAGGAAAAAGGCACCAATAGGCAGAGTAACTGGTGGTAGAGTATTCCCACCATTTAGAATACCACCGTTAAATTTATAATATAATATAAGGAGACATAATGGCGTTACCAACAATTGATACACCAAGATATGAATTGACATTACCATCGAGTGATGTAAAAGTACAATATAGACCATTTGTTGTCAAGGAAGAAAAAATTTTGATGATGGCAATGGAAACAAAAGAGAATAATGAAATAATTACAGCAGTTAGAGAAGTTTTAAATGCTTGTACATTTGATAAATTAGACATGGATAAGTTACCTATGTTTGATTTAGAGTATATACTATTACAAGTCAGAAGTAAATCTGTTGGAGAGATAGCAAAATTTAAAGTGTTGTGTCCTGACGATAAAGAAACATTGGCAGAAGTAGAAGTTGATCTATCTAAAATAAATGTTATAGTAGATGATGAACACACAAATAATATATTAATTGATGAAAAAAGACAATTAGGTATTGTTATGAACTATCCAACTTTAGGATCCAGTCATGTAGGTTTGGACATAAGTGATAAAAATATTGATGCAACCTTCGGAGTTATAGTAGATTGTATTGAACACATTTATGAGGGCGACAAGACATATCCAGCTAAAGATAGTACAAAACAAGAACTACAAGAATTTATTGAGAACTTATCACAAGACAATTTTAAGAATATTAAAAAGTTTTTTGATACAATGCCTCATTTAAGACATGATGTTGAAGTAGAAAACCCTAAAACAAAAGTTATGAATAAGATAACTTTTAAGGGTTTACAAGATTTTTTTCAATAAGCCTCTCCCATTCCAACCTAGAGGCCTATTATGAAACCAATTTTGCTCTTATGCAACATCATAAATATTCATTGACGGAGTTAGATAATCTAATGCCGTGGGAAAAAGAAGTATATGTTGGTATGTTAACCAACTATATAAAAGAAGAAAACGAACGGAGAAGGCGAGACAAATAATGGCTGATGATATAAAGGTTGCAGAACCAAAACAAAAAATTCAAGTAGATTTAGAGGTAGATACATCTGTTAAAGATTTAGGTGTCAACCCTTACGCAAAACTTATACATATGGCGAGAGCTGTTGACGCATGGAGAATATTTCCAAGGTTGTTCTTAACAGTTTACATAGTCTTATTATATAAATGTGTAATATGGTATATGAACTTAGGTTCACCAACAATGGAACAAAGTGGTTTAATTAGTATCGTAGTTGGTGCTGGTGCTGCTTGGTTTGGTCTATACACAGGAACAAGTAAGAGTAAAAAATAATGGCATTACCCACACTAGAAGCAGTAGCAGATAAAGGTGAAGTACAGAAAATAATATCTGACATAGCCACAGCAGTATTTAAAAGTGCGAAAGTATCTTTAGATAGCGCTGCGAAAGCTGTTATACCTAGTGTACCAGATATGGTTGAAGAAGTATTAGATGATTTACAAAGTGGTAGTGTAAGAACATTTAATCTTGCGTTAGATAAACTAGATAGACTAGTACAAAAACTAGGTGTAGATTTAAATGACTACAGCAAAGAACTTGCTAACTTTCAAACAAAAAGAGAAGAAAAACTTATCAAGTCAGAAACAAAAATTCAAGCACTAAAAGAAAAGAACATCATAGCAACAATAGAAAAATCAGGTGATATAAAAATACTATCACAAACAGAGATAAGAACTAGACAAGATAATTTAAGAGCACTTGAAAAGAATATTGCTGAAATGGAAAAGTCTTTAGAAAAAGATAGAAAGTTATTACAAGAGAATAACAAACTAAAAACTACAGCTCAAGCTAATAAGAAACAAGAAATACTTGAAAAATCTGCTAAGTTAGAAGAAAATAAACAAAAAGCAGATGACGAAAGACAAGTCTTAGGTAGTAGAGGTGAGGAACAACCTGGTATATTCCAAAGAGGTAGAGAAGGTGTTAGTAATTTTGTTGATGAATATGTACCTACACCCATAGCTGATGTAGGATCAGCATTTGTAGAAGGACTTATGGGTCCAGTAAATGCTGTAAAGGAACTAGGTAGTGTATTTGGTGGATTACTAAAACCATTAAGAATATTCAAACCACTATTAACTGGATTAATGG